CCATCCATCACCATCACCGCCGCTTGATAATTATATGCCAAGATTATCTTTAGGCTTGGGCGCGCAGAATATCCGCAAGATTGGTGGAGGTGCGCCACTTATTCCACAATTTGGCCTATCCCTCTGGCTCAAGGCTGACGCTGGCGTTACTCTTTCTGGCTCAAATGTAACAGCTTGGGCAGATCAAAGTGGTAATGGACAAAATGCAACAGCAGTAGGGTCTTATCGCCCAACATTTGTTAGCACCGATGCTCAATTTAATAATAAACCATCTATTTTATTTGATGGGGTCGGAAATTCATTTGTAATCCCCTCAATTAATTTTAATATAAATACAAATAATTCCATATTTGTTGCCTTTCGTGTTTCAAATGGAGCAACAGGAACGTTTTTAACTCAAGGTGGTGCTGGAAATTACTTTATTGGTATAGCTGACAACGCATTAAACATATCAGATTCAAATACGGTTGCAATTTTATTAGCTGGGCTTGTTTCAGATAATACTAAAAATATAGTATCAGCAACAAATAACAATTATAGTTTTACATTATATCAAAATGGCTCACAAGTTGGAGACACAACTGTCTATAATGAATTTATTAATGATGGCACAGAAATGCTTATTGGAGGAGACACGGGTACTGTAAATAGAGGACAGGCAGACAGCTATTGGTTAAATGGGAAAATGGCTGAAATCATTGTTTACAATAGAGCGGTAACAACACCAGAACGCCAGCAAGTCGAGGCGTATCTAAATACTAAATATGCGATTTATTAACTTAGCTTTAGCCTGCATAGCTTTATCTTCCTGCTCACCACGCAAGGTTGACAGCAACCCACTTCCTGTATATTCAGACATGGGCGCAGCATCTGACTTGGGGGCTACTAAGCCATGAGTGAAGAGCAAGTCTGGGGCATGGAGGTTAGGCTTGCCAGGATGGAGGAGAGGCAGCTTCAGCTTTACGCTATGGTAGAAAGGTCACTTGCTTTCCATGGGGATGTTGCTAATAGATTAGGTGCGCTAGAAACCTTAAAGACGAAGGTTCTGGCTGTAGCTGGAGTCGTTGGGCTGGCCTGCTCAATGGCTTGGGATGTCCTCAAAAACCGATTTAACGGCTAGGGAGATAAAATGGCAACATTAGCAACGCAAAACATTTCGACTAGCTACCCTCAATTATTGAAGGTGTCTGGCAATACTCCATTTACAAGCACGCTATTGGCAATCGCTACTGGCGATGAATCATCTGTCTCCGCACTGCAAATCTCTACCCTTGGGGTTAGCTCTAGTGGCACGCTTAACTCGGTTGGGGCTACTACCTTAGCATCCAGCCTAGCCGTCACGGGTGCAGCCACCTTTAGCTCTAGCCTGGGTGTTACTGGAGTTGCCACCTTTAGCACAAGCATCAACGCATCTAGCGGGACTGCTACGATTGGTACTGAATCAGTCAATACTTCCACGATTGGCACGCTTGCAGTAACGAATACAGCAACAGTTGGCACGCTAAAGGTTGGTGCATCTGGACCAAGACTTACTGCTGTTAGCTACGGAACCGCAGCGTTTACACTTTCTACAGTTCAACCACATAACCTTGCGGATACAACCACAGGAACATTTGCCCTAACAGGCGCGGCTCTTGGTGACATAGTTATTGGATCAATTGATTCACTTGGATCTACAACTGGAACAGTACAGATTATTACTAGCTTCTTCCCAATTGCATCAAACGTAATAAGATATGTTGTGAACAGCAAAGGATCAACCGCTGGCACAGTTCCAGCAGGAACAATCTACGCAACCGCAATGAGGTTTACAGCTTAATTTATGGCAACAATTCTAAATCGAACAACGACATTTCCTATTAACGGAACTGTTACTGCGGCTGGCCTGCATAACCTTATTGATGATACATCAATTTACGCTGGCTTAATTACGACCCAGACCGAATTAACAACAGTAGGAACTTCCGACCAGATTCTAATTGCTGTTGGCGGTGTTTCTGATACAGGTGCGCCAAGGCGTGCAACAGTTCAGAATTTGTTTGATGATGCGCTTACTGCTGGGACTTTTGGTAGCCTAAACTTAACTGGAAACATTACGGCAAGCACGGCGACCATTGGAACGGCAGTAATTTCAACATCTACCATCAGCACCGCAACCATCACATCTGGAACGTATAGTGGAAGGGTCAACAGCACGCTTGGCACAATCTCCAATTTTACGACAACCCTGGCTGGTGACTTCACCATCAGTAGCGGAACTGGTACTCTTGGAACAAGTGGCGTTACTCTTGGAACTTATGGTGGCACTGAATCAGTACCGATCATCTCAGTTGACTCGAAAGGAAGAGTTACTACAATGTCAACTGTTGCCGCTGCTGCTGGCGCAAAGGGTGGCGGAACAGATAAAATCTTTTGGGAGAACGATACAACTGTGACCACTTCATACACAATCTCAACCAACAAAAACGCAGTATCCGCAGGACCGATCACAATCGGCACTGGCACTGTTACAGTGCAAGACGGAAGCGTTTGGACGGTAGTTTAATATGCCTATCTCGATTAACGGAACAGGAACAATAACAGGAATCTCCGCAGGGGGATTGCCTGACGATTGCATTACGACTGCTGACATTGCTGGCAGTGCGGTAACGACTGCAAAGGTTAATGCAGCTTCAATTACTGCTGCAAAGCTAGATGGAGCGCAGACTGGTTCTGCTCCGATTTTTGGAGCAAGAGCTTGGTGCAGATTTAATGGGACAACAACTGGAACAAATGCACCTACAGCTGGAGGCAATGTATCTACTGTGGCTAGAACGGGATCTGGAATTTATGTAATAACCTTCACAACTCCAATAGATGATGCAAATTACTGCGTTCAAGCCAATGCTACATATACAAATCTTGTCAGTGCTGCAACCTATATAAGCACAGTATCAACTTCATCTTGCACTATTACTCACGCAGAAAATGGTGCACTTGCAGATACTTCACAAATGCACGTTGTTATTTTTAGATAAGGAAAATCCATGAGCCTCCTAAAATCCAACTCAGTTCAAATCGGCCAGTCAACAACTGGAACAAACAACTTCACCCTCTCCGTCCCATCCTCACCCGATGGCACGATCAAGCTGGCCAGGGGTAATAGCGGTGCGACTACGGCTGATGTGCTGACAGTAAATGCGAGCGGTGCAATTACTGGCGCGACAATCAATGGTGGAACTATTACTTCTGGTACTGCTGTTGCATCGACAAGCGGAACAGCGATTGACTTTACTAACATTCCTAGTTGGGTAAAGCGTATTACTGTGATGTTTCAAGGTGTAAGCACAAGCAGCACTAGCATTGTTCAAGTTCAACTAGGCTCAGGTAGTTTTGCGACTTCAGGTTATTATAGTGCATCTTCCGACGTTTCAAGTGTAGTATCAACTTCAACTTCTACAACTGGCATTATATTTACAAAAAATAATGGTGCTGCTGATGTTCGTTTAGGAACAATGACAATAACAAATGTATCAGGAAATATTTGGATTGCTACAGCAACTTCTACAATTACAAATTCTGCTGTTACGGGACTATCTTCAGGAAATATAACTCTTTCAGGAGGACTAGACCGAGTCCGCATCACCACAGTCAACGGAACGGATACTTTTGACGCTGGTTCGGTAAACATTTTGTACGAAGGATAATTATGCCAATCACATTTAACGCAACAAGTGGAATCACCTTCAACGACGGATCAACTCAGAACACTCGTCCTGCTGTTGGCTTCCGCAACCGCATCATCAATGGTGATATGCGGATTGATCAGAGGAATGCGGGGGCGAGTCAGACATTTACCGCTGCCGCTGCCTTGGCTTACTCGGTAGATCGTTTCTACGGCTATTGCACGGGTGCAAATGTAACTGGAGCAAGGGTTGCTGGAGCAGCACCAAACGAGTTTGTTTATAGGTTTACTGGCGCAGCATCTGTTACAGCGATTGGTTTTGGAACTAGACTTGAGGCAACTAATACAATTGATCTTGCTGGATCAACAGCAACTCTTTCTGTTCAACTTGCCAATAGCTTGCTTACCACAGTTACTTGGACTGCATTTTATGCCACCACAGCAGATGCTTTTGGCACACTAGCAAGTCCAACCAGAACTCAAATTGCAACTGGAACATTTACTGTTACATCCACGTTAACCACATACAGCGCACAAATCTCAGTTCCATCAGCAGCTACTACTGGCATTGAAATCGTATTCACAGTTGGAGCGCAAACCAGTGGAACTTGGACGATTGATAATGTCCAGCTCGAAGCAGGCTCAACCGCAACAGAGTTTGAGCGCAGGCCGATTGGGACGGAGACGATGTTGTGTCAGAGGTATTTTGAAGTTGGTTCGGTTAAATCGTTTGCAGGAGGCGTGGGATCGATTGTAAGTACTCGGTCGTTTATGGCAAGAAAACGTGCCGCGCCAACAATGACGTATGGAACAGCCACGGCAAGAGGCGATACCCCAACAAGCACGGAATGGGCGGACACTGACTCATTCGCAGTTTATCGGGTTGGGGCAGAAGTTGCTGCTACTTTTACTGCAGCCATCGAGTTATAATCAATGACCTATCAACTTACCAACTCCGACTGCATCCTCCGCCTTGCGGATAACGCATTCATTCCTCCAGATACCGCCAACACCGACTACCAAACCTATCTCAAATGGCTCGCCGAAGGTAACACTCCGCTTCCTGCTGACGAACCCAGCGAGGGATAAATGACCCTAACTGAAATCGCCCAATATGCAGGCGAGAAGATTGGCAAGACCGATGCCGATACGCTTACATTCTTGCAGAAGGCCGCAAGCTTGGCCTATCGGCGCGTATGGGACTTTGCGCCTTGGCGTGAGACTGTAACTAACTCCACCTATTCGGTTGGAACGAACAGGCAGATCACGCTAGGCACGAATGTAGAAACACCTCTGTCGGTTGCTTATAATGATGCAGAGGTTGATCCGATTGACCTAGCCACCATCATCAGCCAAGACCCAGGCTTGCTTGACGATGCTCGTACAGGCGATCCAGACACCTACCACTTTACAGGCCGAAACAGCAGTGGCATTGCACAGTTAAACCTTTATCCAAGGCTTGCTACATCTGGTACAATACCATTGCGTGTTGTGGAAAAGCTAAAGTGTCTTACTAGGACAAATTACATCGTTGACTTTCCTCCGTCTGATTCGGCTCTAAATGATGAACTTCGCTTGCCCCACGTTCATCACTTGGTTCTAGCCTTGACTCATTCCGATGCACTAGAGCGTGAACGGCAGTATGCCAAGGCGCAAGCCATCACGCAGACTGCTAACGCTGATCTTGCTTTGATGGCTAACTACGAGTTGAGCCAGGTTGGCGGGATCAAGCAGATCACTCCGCAAAGTTTAGGCGAGCTAACCATAGAAGAAATGTTCTCAGCTTAAAGGGAGGCAGTCATGCCTTACTACGACAATAACCTAGACGATCTCTTGGCGTTTGACGGCATTAGAAGCTTTTTAGGTGGGCAAGCTAGTGGCCTGCAATCTGACTTACTAGCCGAGAACCAAGTACAGCAGTTACAAAACATGACCCTTTCCCCAAAGGGCAACCTTGAAACTCGCGTTGGTACAACAAACTTTTGCACTACTGCCACAAGCGCGGTTGGTTCTGTGGGCGGAATGCGCTACTACGAGACATCCGCCAACGAGCAGTTGTTGACTGTAACCAACGGAAGGTTCTTTAGCATTGATTCAAATGGCACTTCCACCATGCATCCAATTGATGCTACCTGGATCCAATCAACAAGCGCATGGAACTCTTACGCCCAGCAATGGTCTAATGGTTATTCAGTTCTCAACACAACTGAAGTTTCAATGGCTCAGTTTAATGACAAGATGTACTTAGCTGATGCAGACGGAGACTTTCATTATTGGGATGGTAGCATTATCACAAGGCAAGGCGGTAAGGTTCGCGCTGTAACAGTTACAACTGCTGGAACTGGATACACAAGCGCGACTGCAATTGCTACAGGACCAAATTGGGGCGGAACAGTTCCAACCTTTATTACAACAGTTGCTGGTGGAGCCGTAACAGGTGTGACTGTTGTTAATGGTGGTTCTGGCTATTCAACTGCACCAACAATCACAATCATTGGGGATGGTTCTGGAGCGACCGCTACAGCTACTGTCAGCCCACCGCCACAAGGATTGAGGCTATTGATTAACACGGAGAATAGGTTGTTTGCTGTTGGTTCTGGAGTTTACCGAAACACGCTTTACGCCTCGGACATATTAGATCCTTCTATATGGGACGCGACCAACAGCATCGTTGTCAACGGAGATGATGGTGACGAGATAACTGCAATCGTGCCATACTACAAAAATAGGATCATCGTGTTCAAAAAGCGCAGGGTATTCCAAGTGGATGTGCCAAGTGATGCAACCACAGCAGCCGATTGGATTGTGTCTATTATATCCAACAATACAGGGTGCGTTGCTACTGGTACTGCGGTTCAGGTCAGTAGCGACATATTGTTCTTATCGGACAACGGCATTAGGTCGCTAGTGCGGTCAGTAGCGGATGACTTTAGCTCAGTTGGAATACCCATTTCAGAGATAGTGAAAGACGTTATCCAGAGCATCAACACGCAGGCTATTGCAGTATCTACTGCCATGTATTACGATAATAGATATTTCTTGTCTATACCTACTGAGGCCAATGATACAAATGACACGCTGTTGGTTTATAACACCGCGCTAGGTGCGTTTGAGGGGACTTGGACTCTGAAGGCAATGCAGTTCGCTCTAACCAACTTCAACGCCGAAGGCTCAAGGTTGATGTTGAAAAATACAACAGGACTTATTAGCAAGTATGCTGGGTATAAAACTCCCGCTGGGACTACTTCATCTGATTACGTTGATTCTGGAACAGCTTATGAATCATTTGTAAGAACCAAGGATTTTAACTTTGGAGATCCTTTCTCCCTAAAATATGGCAGCCACTTTGAGATTGTATTTGATAACTCATTCTCAAGCGATGCAAACGTATTTATTCAGCGTGACGTTGACGTTGGGGATGTCAGCGTTGCCCCAAACATAAACATTGCAAGCTCAACCCTAACCCTGCCATTTACACTTCCAGCCGTCCTTCCGTCCTCGGTCAAAAAGAAGCTTGCCAGCGACCTTCGCAAGTACGAGAAGTGGCGTTTAATCAATATCAAGATTTCCAGTTCAGCAAACAAGATGGCTATTCGTCAAATCATGGCAGCGGCTAACCCCGACACAATTGAGATACAAAAGACTGTATGACCGCGCTGGAGTATATAGAGGAGAGTGGAGTGCCAGAGTCGATATGGCCCAACCTTGAAGCTTGGTATGGCTGGTTTGAAAAGCAAGGCATGGTCGGCGTGGTTAAGGATGGTGATGAGATTGCTGGCGTAGCTCTTGCTAGGTGCATAAAAGACGGACAAAAGGCTGACCATTATGTGCATAGCGAAGATGGTGAGAATGTGTTTGTTGATTTGACTATCTCATCAAAGGGTGGTAAATCTCTACGTTGCTTGCTGTTGCTCCTTTGGGAGCGTTTCGGTCCCCGCAAGCGGATCACCTTTAATCGTTCTGGCAAACCAAGGAGTTACGACTATATGACATTTATGCGAAAGGCTAGGGTTTAACACCATGGGTGGATCACCTTCTATTCCTTCACCGCCTCCGCCGCCCGATCCAGCAGCAGTTGCGCAGGCCAATGCAGATGCGTATAAGAAGAATATCGATACTTATATCGAAAAATCACCAGCCGTGGCGGCTTTAGAGAATAAACTTCGTGTTCAATATATGCCCCAACAGCGTTCTTTGGAGCGTCAATTATCAGCATTGGATCAGCAGGCAGGCGTGCAGTCTGGCCTGCAATTAGAGCGTCAATATGGTCCACAGCGTACCCTAGAAACGCTTCGTAGGCAGTATGAGACTAGCCCGCAAGCGTATGCCTTGAATCGCGGATTAGGCGATCAGATGACTAGGCAGTTCGAGCGTCTTTATGGCACATCGCCCTATGGCTCAGTTGAGCAGAACGTAGCGTTTAACCGCCAGCCAGGACCAGTTGACTTTTACGGCACGATTGGCACGAATATTGGCAATCCAAATTTAACAGTTGGGACTAAATAAAATGGCGAATGGTTTTGACGCAGAGTTAGCAAGTAAAATGGCAAACAGGCCACCAAAATATAAGGTTAATGATGATGGAACAATTGAAACACTAGGCTTAACATCTTACGGACAACCTTCAATTAAAAATTATGATTCGCAATCTAAGAATTTCCCATACACAACTATACTAGACGCTCAAAATGCTCAAGCAAGACAACAACAAGCAAACATTAAGAATCTTCAAGATACATACGAAAAGCGTCTTGCCGATGTGACTAGCCAAGAAAACACCCGCAACTCTCTTGCCTCCCAAATCCAAGCATTAACTGCTGGTGGGGGCGGAATGCAAAATCAAAACGCTGGTCCAGAGTTTAATCAAGCCCTGGCACAACTATCCGCTGGCCGTAACTACGGATCGTCCGACCTTGGATCAAAACTAAATTTTCAAGTTTCCGATAACCAGATTGTTGACGATTATAACAACTCAAAGCTATCCCGCCTTAACAGCGTGATTGATCGTGGCAACACGCAGATTGCTGGCATCAATGAACGGCTTACTGCGGCCAACAAGCTTCTTGCCGAACTCCCCGCTGGTGACGCTAGGCGTACTTCTTCAGAGGTATTCGTCAAGCAATTAACTAACGATCTAAATAGCGTAACCAAAGCCGTCACAGACGCGCAGGATATGCAAAAGAATTTCAAGCCAATCACGACAGATAGTCCAGAGGCGTTGAAGGAGATAACATCATTCCGTACATTCGCACAACTACCCGAAGAACGTGCTTCACAACAGCTTTTCCAAATTGATCCAGAGTCATACAAGACTGCTGTTGGATTAGGTCGGCAGTATCAGCAGATGGCCAATCAGCCAATTGGTGCTACGACTACTCCAGAAACCGAACAACTGCGTAAGACCATAGAGGACGAGGCTCTTAATCAATTACGCCTAGGCTCTACCATTGGGGCAGAAGAACGGCGTGGCTACGAACAAGCCATCCGTGGCGCACAGACTGCTAGAGGCAATATCTTTGGCCTTGGACCAGCAGTGCAAGAAGCCTCGCAGATCGGTGCGGCTGGCGAAGCCCGCAAGCTTGCACGCTACGGAGCAGCGCAGAGTTTCCTTGGTTCTGGTCAGTCAACTGGTGACGCACTCAAAGCTGATATAGCATTCCGTGACGCATTGCGTCAGAATAGGCTTGGAGCAGCAGCTAACTTCATTGGTGGAGGACCTTCAATTTACAATCTGGCGCAGGCTCGCACTGGCGCACAGCAAGGTGCTATACAACAATACGTCCAAGCCAATCAGGCCTTGCCTGGTGGGTTTAATCAGCAGCCTTCTACATATCAGCCATTCTATCAAACAACCGATCAAAACATCCCTGTTCAGCTTACCAATGCGTTTAATGAGCTTTACAGGTCGCAGGCCAATTACCAAGCCAGCACTTATGGCGCGCAAGTTGGAGCAATTGCAAGCCAGCCAAGTGGAGCGCAACAGTTTGGTCAGATTGCCACTGGTATTGGTAATTTGTTTAGCCCATTCAAATTCGGATAAAGGATAATTTATGGACAGAGTATCATACGGACCATTTAAGCTATTTGAGAGCGATGCCTATAAGCAGGCAAAGGCCATGCAAGCTGAAAAGCAGAGTCTTGAACTTGAAAAGCTACGGCTTGATATGGCCGAAAAATATAAAGAAAGAGAAATGAATAGCCCAAGTGGAAGGGCTACTATGGCAGCAGATATAGCTGCTACTCTTGAGCAGGATAAGCAGAAGGAAATGGGCATACCATTAAGCGAGCAGATGAGTTCGAGAATGGTTGAAAAGGGTGGGCCGAGTATTCTTGAGGCCACCAAGATGCAGGGCGAGCTTGATGTCGAAGCAAGGGTAAGACAAGCCAAGAGGGATGCGATGATGAATTTTGCTGCTGGCGAGAAGTCTTTATTGCCTACTGCAAGCGTTGATATGGGTGGCGTGAAACGCACTGTTCTCGCGCCAGAAGCTGGTGCAGCAGGTGCAGACATTTACGGGCAAGTTTATCGCAATCAAGTTCCAAGACTTGCCGATACCTATATTGCCGAAGGATATGATCGAGATACAGCAGTAAGAATGGCAAGTGCAGACGTAAGGAAAGAACTTGTAAAGGCATCTACTGGTGGCAAGATCATTTTGTCGGTTGGTGATGCTGGGACTATTTCGTACTCAAATGAGGAAGCAGAAAGAAAATGGAGAGATCCGCAAACACCAAAGGCAATTAAAACACAATTGAATGCAATTTTTGGTCAAGCCGAAGAACCACAGGCTCAAAGCTGGATAAAGTCAAGACTAGGCAGATAACATGGCTGAAGCCCTAGAGCTATCGTCAGCCAATCGTATTAGGCAACTGGCAGGTATGCCAGTAGAAGCAGAACCACCGCCAAAGCTAGAAGAGCCTCCAGCGTGGAGCGAGATCAAGGCTTCTGAGGATTACAAGACTCTTACATTTCCAGAGCAAGTTGACTTGGCTCGCAAGTGGGGTGCAGAAACTAAGCAGTACGCATCCACACTTCCAGACTACACGCCAGAACAAGACGCAGAGATTGATGACTTCGTAAATAAAGAGGCTGTTGATGTTCCGACCAATGTAAAGGTTGCAGCTAGTGCTGCTGGTCTGGTCAAAGGATCTGCCTCAGTAATGGGCGGGATTGCTGGTGGGTTGGGAGGCTTGGCAGTTGGTGGGCCGATTGGTGCTATTGTGGGAGGAATTGGAGGATCAGTTGCGGCGGGTCAATTGGCAGAAGCTGGACTACAAAAGTTTACTCCAAATGTTGCAAGAGCAGGCGAGTTTGCTCCAGGCTATCAAACAGCGGGTCAATATGCTCCAGAAGTTGTTATGGGTACGGTTGGCGCGAAGCAGTTAGTTCAAGCTGGTAAAACATTATTTCAAGAACTTGGCGCAAAGAGAGCAGCGCAAGAGTTGGGTAAAACAGTTGGTGTGTCAGCAGTTGGTGGTGCTGGAATTGGAAGTGCTGTTCGCGCAATTACTGGCAGTGAGGTTACGGCAAGAACAATTGCTGAAGACGCATTGTTTAATACTCTTTACGCTGGTCTTGGCAGCGGATCTAGGGTTAAAGGATATAATTTCAACGAGTTTAAGGATTTGAATTATAAAGTTAAGGGTGGCAAAGCAACGCCTACTGAGGTTCGAGATTGGCAACAAATCCTTAACGAGGCACAAAGGACGCAAGCTACTGGAGTTGAGCGAGCCAAGCGCACTGAGGTACAACTTGGTGGCAGGACTGTTCTGGATAAAGTAAATCTTGAGGGTGGCGCGCCAACACAAGTTCGCCCTTACTACGAACCCCTGCCAGCACCAACGTCAACCGAAATACAGGTTGCAAGGCCACAACCACAAGAGCGTACGATTAAGCCAGCCACAGTAATTCCACAAGAACAGTTACCAGAAACAGGCGTACGCGGAAACGTACGTGGCACGCAGGCAGATACGGCAGCCATGCAACGGCGTGGAATCATTACGCCAATGCAGGAAAGCCTGGTCGATCTAAACGATCCAGTGCCGAAGACAAACGTATTTACTATCGAATCCCAAGGCATCAATCGTGAAGCCATCATTCCAGATACTCGCGGACTGCAAGGCGAGATTGTACGAGAAGGTCCGATTGTTACGCCAAGGACGCAGTTGCCTAGTGGCGAGAGGTTGGCGTTGCCAGCAGAGGGTGAGTTTAGGCCGACAAGAAAAGCAGAAGAAGCAGCCGCTGTAATTGAATTAGAGAAGGGCATGGAAGAGAGGATTCGGCAATCTCCGCAGGGGCAGAAAGGGTTGAGGCAAGATTTGGAGGCTGTGGCTGTGCCAGAACAAGTTCAAGAGCAAATAGAATTACCAAACAAAGTAAAGGTAAACATAATTGCCCCAAACCAAGAAACTGCGAATCTTGTAAGGCAGAAAATAGAGCAAGGACAAGGTAGCTTATTGGAGCAAAAGCAAATAGCAGCAGAAAATGCAAAGGCTAATCTTGATGCAATTGGACCAGAGCCAACAAAGCCAAGGCCAGAAAAGAAATGGTTTGGTCCTAAAGGAAAAGAAGGTGCAGATCCAAGGGCTGTTATAGAATGGGAAGATCAAACAAGAAGGTATAGCGCTTGGAAAAGAAAATATAGCGTTCTTAAAAAAGCAGAGGTTGAGGCAAGTAACGCTGTTTTTTATGAACAAAAAAAGCAGCAAACCATCCCTCGCCCCATGCGTGGCAAGGCTGGTGAGGCTGGGTTCATTGTATCGGATGTGCAGGAAGGTGCGGCCAAGGTAGCGCAGAAGTGGCTTACCACCGAAGGCAATCTTCCTAAAGAGATGTTTGATATTATGGAATCCAAAGGATCGCGCACTCAGGCAATGCTCAAGCAGATTGATTTTACGCTGAAGGATCTGTCGAATGCAGCTAGGGAGCTTAATGGCAAGCCTAAATTAACTCCAGATCAATTGCTCCAGGTCGATCAGTTCCTGCGTGGTTATTTGCCAGCAGAGAATCTTCCAGATCCAATTAGACCAGTAGTACAGCAAATGCGCCGTCAGCTAGACAACCTATCAGAAGGCTTAATCCAATCTGGCGTGTTTTCGCAAGAAATTGGACCTTCTGGAATGAGCAAGGCTGATATGATTAGGATGAATAAGGGCGAGTATTTAACTCGCTCTTATGAGAAGTTTGATAATCCTAAGTACGATGTAAAACTTGTAAGGCAGAGGAATCCATCCTTATACGCTGAAGCTGAAAACTTTGTAAGAACACAAATGAAGTCAGCTAACCCAGCCACAACCGAGGCCGAGGTGCAGGGCAAGATTAAGGAGTTGGTTGAGGGCGGAATGGATAAGCCATTTGAATCCTTGATACAGTCTGCTGGGATTGGCAAAAAAATTGGCATAACAAAAACAAGGCAAGATATTCCAGAGCAAATCCGATTTTTGATGGGCGAGTACACAGATCCAGTAATCAATTACGCTAGGTCTGCCAGCAAGATGATTAACTTACTTCAATCCCAAGAGCAATTAAACAAGCTGAAAGATTTTGGCGTTGCAAACAAACTATTCTTTGAAAGACCAACTGGCAATGCAGCCACACAGATTGCTGCAGACGGATCAGACACTCGCTCGCCACTAAATGGACTGTACGCAGAAAAGGATTTGGTGGATGCCATTGAGAATTTTGAGATGTTTCATAAGGGTGGTGCTGGGTTTCAGCTTTACGCAATGGCAAATGCTTGGGTTAAGTGGGGCAAGACAGTTGGAAGCATCCAGGCTCAGTTTAGAAATCCAATTTCAAACGTATTGATTGAGGTCGTTAATGGAAACTTTAATTTTGGAGGAAACCTAAAGCCAATTAAAACAGTATTAGCCGAATTTGGAGTTCCTTCTATGGATACAAAGGAAGGGAGGGCTTACCTAACTCGCGCTGCCCAACTTGGCGTATACGACAACACTGTTCTAAATGAGTTTACGCAAATGCTCAAGGATGCACAGCGGTACAAGGGATCAACTATTGATTTTGCGGAAGAACTTGCTGGCAAAAGCGCGAATGTCTTAAAGAAAGGGGTTGAGGCACTAAACAAAACCTATCGTGCTGGTGATAATTTGTTTAAGTTGATGGCTTGGGAGAACGAAACGAAACAACTTATGGATGGAAGAGGTTTATCTCGCCAAGAAGCTGAGGTGATAGCAGCCGAGCGCGTAAAGAATACAAGACCAACCTACTCTCGCGTGCCAAGAATCATTAAGGCGTTTCGATTGCAACCTTTTATTGGAAACTTTGTTTCTTGGCCTTCTGAAATATTGCGGACTCTTCCAAATACAGTGCGATATGCAGCAGAGGATTACAAGACACCTGGAATGCGGAAGTACGCATTCAAAAGATTGGCTGGAATGATTGCGGGAACATCCGCGATTATGGGAGTTCTTGCAATTGGGAAATGGGCAACTGGATTTAACGACAGAAAGGTCGATGCGTTGAGAAGGTTTGTTGCTCCATATCAAAAAAATGCTTCTCTTATGCCTACTGGAATGGACGGGAAAGATGTTGGCTATGTGGACATATCTTACACTAGCCCTTATGAGATATTCTTTGGACCCATGCAAGCGGCTGTCTCTGGAAAAGATCCAGAGGAATCAATATTCGGTGCAATCAAGGATTTTACAGAGTCTTATATCGGTCCAAGCATTTTGGCGAACTCAATCATATCTGCATATTACGGAAAAGCACCGCAAGGCAGAACAATCCGCAACCCGCAAGACACATTCACCGATCAGTCGCTTGATACAATCTCTTATCTTTTGCGCCAAAACGAACCAGCCACAGTATCTCAAATCAGAAGAATTGCATACGCTTTAACTGGTCAACCCGATACAACCGTTTCCAAGTATGGCCGTGTGTATAAGCCATCCGAAGAGTTGACTGCGTTGTTCGGTATCCGTCCTCAATCCATCAACGTATCCAAGGCACTCGAATCGAAGGCATCTAGGTTTAATACGGATATGGCTGATGTTGGTAGGATATTCACCGAAACCTATGGCGCGGTTGGCAATGTTCCAGAAGCAAAAGTGCGGGAGCAGTTCGATAAGATGCAGAATAGGCGCAGAATTATGTTCGATGAGGCAAACAAGGATTTCCACGCTGCTATGTTGCTTGGTCTATCCAGGTCGGAAGCAATTAACTCGCTACGAGTTGGCGGGATTGGGACTGATAATGCTGTCGCGATTGCCAACAACAAGTACAGAGACTACAGGATCAGCAAGTCGCTCACAAAGAGCATGAGACGCGAGCTATCTCCAGAAGAGATGCAAAAGCGCCAAGAAATAGGCCGAGAGCTTATGATGAAGCAGGGCGAATAAATGGCTAAATTCGACATCTTTGGATCATCGTCGCGCAAAACTGGTTTAACTCAGCAAGATCGTAATAACGCGATCCGTATGGAGTTTGAGCCTTACTCAAAACCACCACAGCAACCGCAAGAACAGACTGCAAGGATAGAACCTATGAGCGAATATGTTAAACCACCAGCAGCACCAACACAGCAACCCTCTGGAACACTTCCGCTACCATTGCAAACCGTGGAGTGGGAGGGGCGAAAGGACAAGCAAGGCAATCTTGCTATATACAAATTGCCAACTGGAGATATGGGTGGAAGCTTTGAGGTAGCTGGAATCAATGACCGATACCATCCAGAAGCATTCAAAGCCATCTCATCGCTCCCAGCGCAAGAAAGAGCGAAAGCAGCGGCAGAATACATCCAAGGCTACACCGCGCCACTTGTCGAAAAACTCCCCCAGGCCATCCAGCCATTCACGCAGGATCTCGCGTTTAATCGTGGGCTGGGCGGTGCAACGAAGTACATCCAGCAAGGATTAAACGCTCTTGGTCAGAAGGTGGCAGTAGATGGCGGGTTTGGTCCCAAGACATTGGCCGCGATCAACCAAGTTGAGCCAAGGGCGTTGATGCGTGCGGCCAGCGATGCTCAATTGCAGGATGAGTACAAGCGAGCAGAGCTTGATCCAAACCGAAAGAAATTCATTCCTGGCCTAGAAGCTAGGATTAGAAATAGATTGTCAACCTTTGGGCAAGGTTAAGGTCTGCGTAATTTAACTGGATTCTGGGTCCCAACGAATGTTGACGATCCGTTCATGTATGCCATGCCAGCAGGAATGGCGTATTTTGAACCGTAAAACCAACCATTTGATTGAGTGACATAAGTTCCATATGATGCCACATAATCAGTTCCACTTTTATATGCGAAACCTTTTGAAGTTATGTAATTGCCGCGTCCATCGCCATAGACAGCAACTCCATCTGCACCAATCGCACAATTCTTTCCGCATTGGAATCCAGACTTTCCAATTACAACTCCAAGAACTGCATCTTCATTCTGCGAAAATCCCGATGCCATCAGCATCGCCATCAGTGTTATAGTTGTTATTGCTTTCATAGGAAAAAGTCTCTAGCACCAAACGGAATCCGTCAAGCATGAAATTATCTTCACGCCAAATAGGTGCAGTTGGGGTAGCGCGGGTGACTGGGGCGTTGTTGCGGTGTGGGTATTCGGTGTTGTTACCCTACGAGGATTTTGCTGGGTATGATGTAGTAGCCGAGAAGGATAATAAGTTCCACCGCATCCAAGTTAAGACCGCGCAGAATGTCGAACCTGGGCGCACTCGGTATCGGTTCTCCACTAGCACTGGCAATGGATATAACCTGCCCAAGCGTGCAATCAGTGGGGTGGATTATGTGGCAATGTGGGCTATGGCCGATGATCTATTTTGGTTGCTTCCTATCTCTAAGTGCAAGTCGATCACGTTTACAACTTGCCCCTCGACAGGACAAAGCTGGCGGGTATTCCAGAACCTATGAACGACAAAGAAGCGTGGGATCAGTTTGAGGATGGGTTGCAGGATGCGAAGTCCTACGATGAGGCCATCGCGTGGGTTAAGGCAAACCAAGAAATTGTTGAGAAGATGACCATAAGGGCAATGATTAACAAATTTAATAGGGATATTAGCAACGCTAATAAGACTTGGCGTAATTAAATATACGCTCGACCTTGCGGTGGGTGGTTGGCTAGACACAACCCATGGGCAAGATCAACAGCAGGGCTAAAGGCGCAGCGGGCGAGAGAGAGTTAGCCAATTATCTGCGCGAACAGGGCTGGCAGAAGGCAAGACGCACCCAGCAGTACGCAGGCAATCCAGAGGGCGGTAGCGGTGATGTAGTCTGCGAGAATTTCCCATTTCACATTGAAGGCAAGCGTTGCCAAGCCCTCAAGCCTGAAGAGTGGATGGAACAATCAAAGCGGGATTGTCCAGCGGGCAAGATACCAGCGGTATTCTTCCGCCGTAACGGACGCAAGGAGTGGCTAGTCATACTGACCGCCGATAGCGTGTGTGAATTAGCTCGACAGATCGCGCCACCCAATGTCACTATCGAGTATGCCAAGACCGCAACCATTGCGCAAGGCTTTTACGTTAAGTCACCAGCTTTTGACGAACTTACCCCAACAACAACAAACCCAAATAAATAAATAAAGGAGAAATAACATGGCACTAACATTAAGTGAATCAGCAAAACAAGAGCGCAAACTACCAGAAGCTGGAGCTACTGTTGGCGTTCTTTACAGCCTAGTCGATCTAGGACACCAGAAAACCAATTGGGATAACCAGGAGAAGTGGACACCAAAAGTCCGCTTGACCTTTGAGTTGCCCGATCAAACCGATGAGTTTGAGGTGGTTGAGAACGGCAAAACGACAAAGGTTGAAAAGCCAATGGTGGTATCCATTGAGCAGACCCGCAGTCTTGGCGAGAAAGCAAGCTTGCGGAAACTGCTTGAGCAGTGGAGAGGTCAAACCTTTACCTCCAAGGAACTACAAGCGTTCAGTTTGAAGAACCTTCTTGGCAAACCAGCCATGCTCACGCTCATCCACAAGACGAGCCAGCAGGGCAGGCAGTATTGCGCCATCGCGGGTGCATCCAAGCTACCCAAGGGCATGAAAGCACCAGCTACCACTACTAACGATCAGTTGTACTACGAGATCGAGCAGGGTGAGGCTGGGCAGTTCAACGATATGCCCGATTGGTTGCAGGAGAAGATTCGTGCTTCCAAAGAGTTTGCTACCGCTGCGGGCAAGTCTACGGCCACTAAGGTCGAACTTGACGCAGACGGCAACCAAGTTCCATTCTAAATTGTAATGGCTCTTACAATCACATCTAAAGAGCCTACCAATTCCCGCCTGGTCCAAACGGATCAGGCGGGTCATTGGTACTCAGAAAAAGGCGAGTCTGCTCATGTAATTATTGGCAAGAATGGCAACGAGCGAAACACTACCGTAGCCGATGCTCGCAAGTTGGGATTGTACCCATCCGTAACCAGCGTGCTTGGCATTATGGATAAGCCGCAATTGACGGCATGGAAGATAGAGCAGGCCATTATGTCTTCGCTCACACTACCAAAGGAGGCGGATGAAACGCTCGAAACCTACGCTCGAAGAGTGGTTAAGGACTCTAAAGAATCAACAACGAAGGCAGCTGAGCATGGCACGCTCATGCACGAACAGGCAGAGAATATCCTTATGGGACGTGATACTACCACAGACCCAATCCTGCAACCATACATCGCCACGTTTAAGAAGTGGGCAGAAGAAAACGTGGAAAAGACCTACTGGTGCGAGAAGGCACTTGTTGGCGCAGGGTATGCTGGAAGATGTGACGCATACGTCAAACTACGGGGTGTTGGTGACGCTATCGTTGACTTAAAGAATCGGAAAGTTAATCCAAAATATGAGCCATTCTATGACACAGATTGCGCCCAAATTTTTGCTTACTTGTCAGCTTCCGAAAACCCCCAAGCAGCAGGCGTATCAATCGTGCTGGCATCAAATGATCCCAGCAAAATAATGACTAAAGTTTGGGATAAAGACGAACTCTACCAAGCTGGCATTGCTTTCTGTGCAATGCAGAAAGTATGGGCTTGGGTTAAGGGCTACACCCCTCCTGGGATGAAGTTATGATCGACCCAGCAGATGTTTTATGGCTAGAAGGATTACTGGACCAATTCTATAGGAGTTTAGCGAAATGACACCTCCAACAATCCAAGAGATGGGTAACGCTGCGCAAGAGATAGTCTGGCGCGTAATGGGCAAGGGATCAGAGAAGTCTGGCTACGGAGATTGGCTGGAGAAGGATCGGCCTACTCACGA